TAGTGGCACTATTTGTTCGTAGTGCATTCTTTGCTAGATCAGCGTTAATGGATTGATCGTTAAGATTAATCCCGCGTCTTCGTAGCTTAGAACGTATGTGGTCTCCCACACACCTCTGCATAAACATATTGATCTCGGGCTCTTTACAAGCCACGCGATCAATATCAGTCTTCTTTGGTACAGTGAACAACACGGAACCAGGCACAACCTCAACTTCCTGGGATGCAAGTATCGTATCATAGATACAAGCGTCCCAATGAGGCAATGCTGATTTGGTTACGTGTGCTTTTCCGGCATGCTTGAGAGCTGAGGCTTCTACACCTCGACGAATCCGCGTGCTGGCACCGTTAGTAAATGAACCTTGTGAAAGGTCCAAGTTACAAGTGCCGAGAACATCGGAAATAAGTGTACGAGTGAATGCTATAAACGCATCACTAGTCACCCAACCAAAATCTTCGTCTCCTAGGAGAAGTCGACAGTTGGTCTTTTCGTTTTGTCTCTCTGCAACCAACCATTTGTTAATGGCATTGGTTGCTCTCACATCGGAAGGTACTATCTTATTATCAAGATACTTAGATTTGTATCCGGATAAAAGATAGGCCCCACGAGCGCCGTCTGTTTGGGCGAGCTTGACAATTAAGTCGTCAAGTTCGCTTTCAAAAGATAGGCCAATGTGAGCCGGTAAGTAGTCGGGATTGCGTCTTCGCTTGTCACCCTTTATACTTCGTGTCATCGTTGCATGCTCCTTTTGGATGTTTGCAATTACAAGTTTAGTTTAAAAGTGGAGAAATCCACACTTTAATACAGTCGTAACTAAGTCCTCAATGGGACTCAGATCGGGCTGGGTTGTGAATACAACTTCATTGTTGCATTCAGTGGCGTCGGATAAGAAAAGTCCTTCGCCTACTAAAGTTAAACTAATTAGCGTTATTCCGCTTAGGAGGCATAAAGCCCCCTTTATAAGCAATGAATGCTTAATAGATGGAATCCCGGCCTGAAAGGACCGAGGCGATATCTACGGAATTGAGGAAGTCGGCTAACATGCCGACCGCATCTTTACGCTCTTGTTCAGTTGATGACTTTTCGAAGGTAAGGTCGACATTTGCAAACGCAAACCGTTCCGCTACCGTATAGGTTACTCCATCAACAGTTTGATCTGCTGTTACAGGAACCTTTAACCGAAGTTGTACGCGACGTTTTGTCTTGTTATTCACAGACAAAAATAGTGTTTTATCAGCAATTGCTGCTGTTTCACTTGTCCCGTATATCGCCGAATCACCCGCGCGTGAGCGAGGGTCGAAAACGACGTTATTCGGTGTTGCTGCACGGTCTGTTACCGTGATACTTTCAAAAGCTGGCATAGCCATTCCTTTTCGATTGAAGCTAGACATTATTGTCTTCGCTTGGATTTGTGCGAAAGTGCACATGA